AAGTGGACGAGGTAGACTTCTTCACCGATCCGCAAGCAGCAGTTAGGAAGGCTATTGAGAACCATCCAATGCTTAAGCAGTCTCAGGCTGTGGCGGCAGAGATGGCAAAGTCTCAAGCGCTAGCACAACTACAAGCTGCACACCCTGACATGAAAGATGTCCTTACGGACGCTGGCTTTCAGGAGTGGGTTGGTAAGTCGCAGGTTCGACGTGAGCTGTTTGAGCGAGCAGATAAAGGTTATGACTTTGCTGCCGCAGACGAGCTACTCTCTTTGTACAAGGAGCGCCGTAGCATCGTTGAGCAAACCGCTAAGGTAGAGCAAGCGGCACAGAAGAACGAAATCAAGAAAGCTTCTACAGGTTCGGCACGGTCCAATCCTGACAGCACTAAGTCACGAAAGGTTTACCGTCGTCGAGACATTATTGAACTTATGAACCGAGACCCGAAACGATACGAAGCCCTCATGCCTGAAATCATGAAAGCGTATCAAGAAGGTCGAGTTAAATGATTAAACTAACGGAGTAATTACTATGCCTTTGGGTTCTAACCACGTAACGAAGACCACCGCAGCTACCTTCATCCCCGAGATTTGGTCCGATGAAATCATTGCTGCATACGAGAAGTCCCTGGTTGTTAAGCCTCTCGTCCGCTCCATGAGCATGACCGGCAAGAAAGGCGACACGATTCACATTCCGAAGCCGACGCGTGGCAACGCTAGCGTCAAGGCTGCTCAAGCGGAAGTGACGCTGATCGCTGCCACCGAGTCTGAGCTGACGATTGCTATCGACCAGCACTACGAGTACAGCCGACTGATTGAGGATATTGTTGACGTACAGGCTCTGAACAGCCTCCGTCAGTTCTACACCTCCGATGCTGGCTACGCTCTTGCTACCCGCGTTGACACGGCGCTTGTTGCTGAAGCTGCTAACTTTACCTCTCAGCTTGAGTTCCTGTCCGCTGGCGGCACGCAAACCGCTGCTGGTACGGCAACGGCTACGTTCCGCGATCAAGGCTTCCGCGAAGCCATTCAGGTGCTTGACGACAACGATGTCCCGATGGACAATCGCGTGTTTGTCATTCCGCCCGCAATGAAGAAGGAACTGCTTGGCGTGACCAACTACGTCAGCACCGACTTCGTGACCGGCAAGCCTGTCGAAACTGGCCGTATTGGTTCGCTCTACGGCGTTGACGTGTACGTGTCCACCAACCTGCCCACCGAGAACACTGACGAGAAAGGCGCTCTGCTTATGCACAAAGACGCCATTGTGTTTGCGGAGCAGCTCGGCGTTCGCGTCCAGACCCAGTACAAGCAAGAGTACCTTGCTGACCTCATGACGGCTGACACCCTTTACGGTGTCGAGACCTACCGTCCTGAAGCTGGTGTGAAGCTCTTCGGCACCATCTAAGTCAAGTAACAAGCGCAGCCGGACGCTTTGTATCCGGCTACTAATTCTTAAGGAGCAGCGCATACATGGCAATTACGTACACGCCCACCACTAACTTTGGTTTGAAAGATTCGCTGCCTACGAACGACCCCGCTAAAGTTATCAAAGGCGCTGAGTTTAGCACGGAGTTTACGGCTATTCAAACGGCATTCGGCCAAGCCGCTCCGCTTGCTTCCCCGACCTTTACCGGCACCGCCACGTTCAACAACGTCACCGCTACCGGAACTGTTACGCTTTCTAGTGTTAACGTTAATGGCACCGTTACGGCTGATGGGGCTAGTCTTGATGGCGCGGTTGTTGTTAACGAGTCCGGTGCGGTTGTAGATTTCCGCGTCGAGTCTGATAACAACACGCACATGTTGTTTGTTGATGGAGGTAATAATCGCATCGGCTTTAACCGCAACAGTCCAGCAAAAGATTTCCATTATAAGTTTACTGGAGCAACGGATGTTAACGCGCTTCTTCTGGAATCGGCTGGTTCTGATAAATACGGGGTCTATTTGCTAAGTGGTTTTACTACTGAGATGGGCCGTGTTGGCGCATTAAGCCAAGACGATGGCGATCTGGATGGTGCCTCTATTGCGTTTATGGACTTTGGTCGTGAGCTGGAGTTTAGGACTGGTGAAGGTGCTAGCAACGCCAAGGTTACATATATTTCTAAAACCGGCTTATTGACGCATGAGAAAGCGGCAATCTTTAACGAAAGCGGTGGTGACAACGACTTCCGCATCGAGTCTAATAATAACACGCACGCGTTTTTCTTGGAAGGCTCCAGTGGCAACGTAGGGATTGCGGCGAGTTCGCCTAGCTCGACATTTCAAGTCGGCGTTCCTCTTACCGCAACTGCGGGCATTAGGGTTTCAGGTTCTTCGCTAAATGTTGACGCTGGCTATCAATCAGCAGGCGTTAACGGAACCGCAGCGGCACCTTGCTTGATTCTAGGCGGTGATCCAGATACCGGCTTTTTCCACCCAGCGTCTGATACGTTGGCTATCTCTACGTCTGGCAATGAACGCCTCCGCATCGACGCCAGCGGTAACCTAGGCATCGGCACCGCAAGCCCCGCCTCAAAGTTATCCATTGCGTCAGGTGACATTCTTCTGGACAACACGCGCTCTATTATCTTCAAAGATAGCGGCGGGGTTGCGCGAGGGATATTGCAGTATTTTTCCGACAACTCTACTTACCTTGACGCGCCGAACGGAAGTACCGTTTTTAGGAACGGGACAGGCAATACGGAAAAGATGCGCGTCGATTCCAGCGGTAACGCGTTAATCGGCACCACTGCTGTTACTGGGTCTTTAAGCAACACTGCGCGCGTAACTGGCGGCATCTTTTCCACCAACAACGGCACTACTAGCGTCCCTAACGCTACTTGGACGACGCTTACCGCTATCCCTACCGGTGACGCCATTTACTTGGTTACGGCTTACTTGCCCAATAGCGGCGATCCGGCAGGCTATAACGCTGTCTCTATTGTCACCACGTCGCTAACCGGAACTAACCTTGTAGACATTAAGAATGCCAATCAAGTAGCGCTTCGCATGAGTGGCTCTAACTTTCAAGTTAATCACGGACAAGGAACTACCCAGCCCATCAACTGGTCCATTCTTCGTCTAGCTTAAGTTTATACGTAGGAGTTTATAATGGCTAATCCGTTTGACTTTGCCGGTAATGTTATTGAAGAAACCGGTCTTGTGTACGATATGATTTCAGTTACGCCTAACGACAGCACGGACAACGTGGGCACTGGAAACGTAGCGCTTGGCTTGTACGTTGAAGCTGGCGGCACTATTGTCTTCTTGAACAAAGACGGCAACGAGCGCACTGTCAACGTACCGGATTACTTTACGCTTACTTGCTCTGTGAAGCGAGTTAAAGCAACCGGCACGACCGCTACGGGCATTCACGCACTAGTCGTTTAAGGAAGCGTTATGTCTATCGGATTGGGCATAAACATTCAAAAGAAGCGCGAGCAGCTTGCTGGTCCGCTACGCGAAGCTATTGTCGATGGTAAGCATCCCGGCTTGCTGCTTGACTTTGACGACGAATACTATCTTGCTAATGGCGGCAAGAAGTCTTTGGACGAAGTCCTAACCCACTCCCGCGCTGGCAACGCCACGATGGTGGCAAGCGATGGGCTGATCAAGTGGGCGCCGCATAACCTGCTGTCTTACAGTGAGCAGTTTGATAATGCTTATTGGAGTGGTTACACGCGTATTACTACTAATTCAACGACGGCACCTAATGGAACAAACACGGCTGATACATTTACAACAAATGGTACTGTTGGCTCCCTATCAAAAAATGTAGCTTCAGCGTCAGGTGTTCCTTACACTTTAAGTGTCTATCTTAAATATACAAATAACCAATGGGCGTTGTTACAACTATCTGATGTTGGTTCAACACACAGGGTAAGAGCTTGGTTTGATATACAAAACGGAGTTGTAGGCACTACAGCAACAACAGGCGCTGGTGTAGTTGTATCCAACAGCATTGAAAATGTCGGAAACGGGTGGTTTAAATGCACACTTGTTGCAACTAATCCAATCACTTCTTTATACGCGTATTTCCCAATAGTGGTTATTGGTGACGGTTCGCTTTCTGTTGGCGCAAATGGTCAAAGTATTTACCTCTGGGGCGCCCACCTCTACCGCTCCGATCTTGGCGGCATGGCCCCGGTCCCAGCTGGTGAGCGCTCTTTCCCCAGTGCTTCCACCTACGTCCCCACGACCTCCTCCGCTCGCTACCTCCCCCGCGTGGGGCATCACGTTTACAACGGCTTTGCGTGGGTAAACGAGGGTGTGCTGGCGGAGAGTGAGGCGCGGACTAATCTTGTTACTTACTCAAATGATTTTTCAACGTCTTGGGTTGCGACAGCAATTAGCCAAACTGTAGATCAGATTGGGCCAGACGGTGTTTCAAACTCAGCCACCACCGTTACCGCATCAGGAACGCAATCCTACTATTATATAGGTGCCGGAACAAATGCTGGGACAGCGACAGGCAGCGTTTTTGTAAAGTCCGGCACTGCAAATGTCATTTGGCTGTATTGGAATAGTTCCGCGTCTGGTGGAGTTGCGTATTTTGATTTATCAGACGAAAGCGTTCAGGCTGTCGCAGGAAGCAGTCAGACCCCCACTAACCTACAAATCCAAAAATTTGGCGATTTTTATCGAGTATCTGCGTCTTGGGTAGTTACAACAGGAACAACCAATTTTGGGTTTGGCAGCGCAAACGCAAAAGGTAGCATTACGACAACGAGCGGAAACTCTTTGATTATCTACGGCGCTCAGTTTGAAGCCGGCCCCACCCCCTCCAGCTACATTCCCACGGCTGGCTCAACGGTGACGCGAGCAGCGGAGACCTTCACGATCCCCGCAGCGAATCTGCCGTGGCCTACGGAGACCTACGGCCCGGAGCTGGTGACGAATGGGACGTTTGATTCGGATACGAGTGGGTGGACGGCGGAAGGTTTAAATACTATTGCAAGCGTTGGTGGCGAGTTAGAAATAACTTTAAACTCGGCCGCTTTTACTGGCGCAATTCAGTATTTTTCGTTAGAAGTTGGAAAATCGTATTTAGTTAGCGGCCAAGGACGGAGAGGTACATCTGGTTCTAACTTTATTGTAAGGATTTTTGATAATACAACTACTAAACAACATACAATAACTACTACTTCAAATGAAGAATTTAGTTTTGTTTTTACTGCTTCCGGTACTTCTGGAGGTATAAAAATTCTTACAGTTGCAAGTAATGGCTCGGGAACTATTTATGCAGACAACATCTCCGTCCGCGAGCTGACGCGCTATCCCGTTTCGATCCAGATGAATGGTCGGATGACGTATGCGGATGAGGCCACCCCAGCGCAGTCAGAATTTTTAAGGTGGTACTTAGATGGCTCAAACAGCATTAGGTATTTCTTAAGAACAGATGGATCATTTACTGGTACGCTTAGGTTGTCGCAAGCGGCATCTGGGGTTTCAGATACAGTCGACTCTTCTGACGTTTATTCCCCCGGCATCTTTGTCCCCTTCAACATCGCAGGGCGTCACGGGATGACCTTCGTGAACGGCGCAGTCGATGGTGTGGCGTCTACTGCAAACACCACGCCCACGAACCTGCCAGACCTCAGCGCTACCGATCTGAACCTCGCCTACGACTACATGGGCACGGTGGAGCGCTTCCGCGTGTGGGGCCTTGACCTGGGGGACGGAGGTATCGAGCTTGCGAGTGCGCCCTCCCTGGAGCCTTCCCTGAGCCTAACCTTTGACAGCTCGGAGTCGAGCTTTGTCGTTGATGATTGGAGCGCGTAATGGGCACTAAGCAATTTGACAACTACGCCGATCTCATCACCTTCACGCGGGCTAGTGGTGGGACAGCTCTGCGCCCGATTAGCTATGGCAGTGAGCTGGTCACTAACGGGACTTTTGATTCGGATGTTAGTGGGTGGGTTGCTGGAAATAACTCTGGTTCCATTTCTTGGAACAATGGAGCGGGTGATGTCGAGAACGACGGCACTTCGTTTAATATGGGGGTCTCTTCAGGAATTACGCTAGAAATCGGTAAGGTTTACCAAATCTCAGCCAGTCTTATTTCTGAAACAGTGAGCAACTCGTATTTTTCTGTTTCTAGTCTAGTAAACAACAAGACAACAAATACCCAATTTGGTGATGTTTTAATTAGCGTTGGAGAAACAAAAACAGTAGTGTTCGTCGCAACTATCTCCACAGCATACGTTCATATTTTTGCGCAAGGCACTGGAATATCTACTTTTGACAACATCTCCGTCAAAGAAGTCCTCTTCGACCAGCCCAACGCACCTCTGACGCTGTTCAACCATCCGACCAACATCCCCCGCATTGAATACGATGCGGACGGCAATCGGCTGGGGCTGCTGGTGGAGGAGCAGCGGACGAATTTGTTTACGTATTCGGAGGATTTTAGTGATGCGGTATGGACTAAATCCAACACCACAATATCAACAAATGTGGCAACAGCGCCGGACGGATTATTGACGGCAGATAAGCTCGTAAAAGATTCCGGGTTAAATGGGCAATTTTATGGTGGCGGCGCCAGTGTGACTTCAGGAGTTATTTACACATTTTCATTATTTGCCAAAAAAGGCGAATACGATTTTATTAAAGTAGCCGGAGGGGGCGCTGCTTTTGGAAATACAGGAACAACAGTTAATTTAAACGACGGGAGTTTTACAACCGACGGAAGCTTTGTGGGGGGCGTGACGCCAGTAGGGGACGGTTGGTACAAAATAACAGCAAGTCGCACATCAAACTCAACCGGTAGCGGCTCTCTTGTAGTATTTTGTGGTAACGATTCCTCAGTAAACACGCTAGGCGACGGCACCTCCGGCGTCTATATCTGGGGCGCTCAACTAGAAGCCGGAGCCTTCCCCACCTCCTACATCCCCACATCGGGCTCCACCGCTACCCGTGCGGCGGACGTTGCGAGCATCACTGGTGCGGATTTCAAGAAGTGGTATCGGCAGGGTGAGGGGAGCGTGATTATTGAAACGACTGGGGGGCAAGCCGGCCAAAACGTGTTTGGTCTTGGCAGCGCTTTAGCCAATTCAATCGGCGCGTGGAATTTTTTTCGGGTTTATTACAATAATACATTAGAATTAAATGTAGATATTTCTCCTACAGGAAATGATCGCTTTGGAATTGGCATTAAAGTTAATAATGTGTCAGTTATCCAAGACGGCAATGTTTTATTTACTAATAGTAGCGTAAATGTCCCAGAAGTTGATAAATTGTCAATCGGGTCTGCTTCGCCACAAAGGGGTGAGTATGCAAACGGCCACATCAAATCCATCAAGTATTACCCTCGGCGCCTAACCAACGCCCAGCTTCAGGAGCTTACCCAATGAGCGAGATGCTAGAAGAAGTGATTATTGACCCCGCTCTGTCCGGGGATATGTTCCTCAAGTTTTCTGACGAGGCGGAAATGCTCTCCGTCCTGTTTCATGACGTTCCCACCGAATGGGAGACCGTCACGGACGAGGAGACCGGGGAAGTCACCAAGACCCCCATCGCCTTTGAGAGTCGGCCGCGCTTTGCTAACACGGACATTGTGGGCACGATTTACCGGCCCACTGGGAATACCCTCACGGACGACGAGGGCTTTGAGTATCCCGAGCAGGCAGCTCTTGACGGCTTCCACGTTAACATCCGGGCAGAGGCGCCTATTGAAGAACTGGAAACCTATCGAGTGTACCCCAATGCGCCAGCGCGTGTGTGGCTTTAAGGAGCTTTAACATGGAAAATGTATTCGCTATCTTCGACGTACTACCTGCATGGTTTGTAGCCCTCGACGGCTTGCTAATCGCTCTCCTTGCCGTAGCGGCTCTTACGCCTACCGAGAAAGACGACGCAGTGCTTGCGCGTGCTAAGAACCTTTTTGACAAGCTGCGTAGCCTTCTAGTTAAAAAGAATGATTGAAACTGTACTGCTGCTTAGTGCCCTTGCGGCTCTGTTTTACGCCTACTTTCAAGGCAAGAAGCAGGGCCGCAATGCTCAGCAAGTGTCGGAGTTAAAAGAACATGCAGAGTCAATCTCTAAAGGCATTAAAGCTAAGCGGGCTTTTGATGCTGATGACGCTGAGCGTAAGCGGGTGCAAGACCGTTTCAGTGAATAACTTCTGCGAGCTGTATGAGCCGGTATATAGCCGAGATACAGATCGTCAAGAACTCCGCGACAACATTAACAGAAACAACGCTGTTTATTTGAAACTCTGCGACGAGGCATAAGGACATGCAGCAGATACAAGACAATGCGCACAAAGTTGCAGATGCCTTAACGGCTACGTCTGTGGTTAGCGCCATCACTGCCAACCTTCCGCTTATCACTGAGTGGATGCAGATGATTGCTGCGCTTATTGGTATCTGCTCTGGCTTGGCAGCGCTCCGTTTCTACCTTAAGCGTACGTCACGCTTGGATGAGGAAGACTAATGGGTGGTTTTACTATTCCGAGAGGCTATAGACTACCTTCTAACTTAAACATTCCCGGTGTTTCTGTTGTTGATTCCTATGGCGGTCAGCGCGTAGAGGTAGCGCCAGGAACCACAACGGCAGACTTAGCGCCCATTAACTTAGCTGTTTCGCAAGCAGTTAACGCAAACAATCCGGCCCTTGCGCAACGCGACTATCGCGACTTTATTGACCGCTCCGCTTTAGACTACGCAGAGATTGAGCGACGTAAAGCAGACAGCAACTTAAACACGGCTATTGGTTTGCTTGCTGCGGCTGCTATGCCGTACGCTGCGCCCGCGCTTGGTAGCTTATTAGGGGCAGGAAGCGGTTTACTTGGCTCTGCCGTAGGCGGTGGGTTAATTGGTGGCGCTACAGCAGCCGCTACGGGTGGCAGTATTGTAGAAGGCGTACTGACTGGTGGGCTGTCTGGAGGCTTAGCGGGTCTTCCTGCTAATCCAAACATACAAAACGTATTGAACGTTCCACAACAAGCAGCGTTAAAAGCAAGCACTACTGCTTTGTCGTCACTTGGCACAGCCGGTCCGTCAGTTATTGAACAAGTGTTTAGCGACAAAGACTATCGTGCTGGTGGTGTAATTCCTGAGCAGCCGTTTGAAACACAAGCGCCTATTGTTCCGCCTACAGAAGCTGGTGGTGGTGGCGCTACGCCAGCTCCTGCGCCTGCACCAGCGCCAGCCCCTACGCCTGCACCAGCGCCAGCCCCTGCGCCCGCACCGGCCCCTACCGTAGACCCTGAGCAGCCGTATCGCTACGAAGGTAATGGACGCTTTGTTAACGTACTGACTGGCGAAATCATTAATCGCATTGTCCCAGACACGTTTGTTATTGGGGACTTCTATGGATTGCCCCAGAACGTAGAGACTAACGTACCTGCACCGGCACCGCCTGCGCCTGCACCGGAACCTGTAACGCCTCCGTCTGAGCCTGCTCCTGAGCCAGAACCGGAAGAAGTTATTGACGTATTCGCTCCGCCTGACTTTGTGCTTGACACTACGGCACCGGATACGTTTGAACCGGAACCTGTACCGGAACCTGTACCGGAACCTGTACCGGAACCTGTTACGCCTCCGCCTGCGCCAGCGCCTGAGCCCGTACCAGAACCTGTACCTGAACCTGTAGAAGCTCCTGTAACGCCCGTAGAGCCCGTACAGCCTACCCCTGTACCTACCCCTACGCCCACTGTAGAACAGCCCGTAGAGCCCGTTACAGAGGCTCCTGTAGAGCAACCTGCACCGCAGCCAGATACAGGTACAGATCAAAGCGTTGCTGTAGGCGGTGAGGGTACCGGCACAGGTGACGGAACAGGTGAAGGCGACGGCAGCGGAAGTGGCAGCGGTCTAGGCGCTGGCTTAATGGCCGCTGCGGCAGGCGCTGCGTTTGAGCCGAAGTGGGGCGAGCTGTTCAAATACACAACTCTTACGCCTTACCAAAAGAAAACACTAGCACCGTACGTTGACTACATTGCGCAAGCGCGTGGCATGACGGGACGAGGAATGTTATCATGACGTATTTGGAAGTAGTCAATCAAGTGTTGTTGCGGTTGCGTGAAGACACCGTAGCAAACGTAACGGGTCTTGATGATCCCGTAGCAGAGATGGTTGTAGCGTTAGTTAACGATGCCAAGCAGCTTGTCGAAGATGCGCACACGTGGAATGCGTTACGCTCTGATTGGGCCATTGCGACCACCGCTGGCGACAACCTGTACAGCTTGACAAATGCCGGGAATTATGGTAAAATAGAGTATGTCATTAAGGATGACGGAACGGAGTTAACGGAAGAAACGCTTTACAGCTTGCGCAAACGGCAAGCCGCTTCGCCCGCCGATAACAAACCAAAGTATTATGCTGTTAACGGCACTGACGCTAGCGGCGACATTCAACTACAACTGTTTCCGCAACCTGACGCCGTATACAACTACACCGTATATGGCTTTAAGCGTCAAGCTGAGCTTAGCGCAGCCGCTGACGTTCTTCTTGTACCCTCTAAGCCTGTTGTGTACTACGCGTTAGCTATGGCGGCACGTGAGCGTGGCGAAGTTGGCGGTCAAACGGCAACAGAATTGTTTTCTTTAGCTGGTGTGTATCTTAGCGACGCTATTGCGCATGATGCTGCGCTTAACGATCTTGACAACATCTGGACTACTGTGTAATGGCGCAGCAACAGCAGAACATTACGGTTAGCGCTCCGGGGTTTCAAGGGCTGAATACGGAAGACTCTCCGCTTCAGCAAGACCCCGGCTTCTGCTCTGTAGCTGATAACGCTGTTGTAGATA